TCAAACTTTACTGGGCCAAATCCAACATATACAGTTAAGCTGCCTTTTGAGCATATGCAATTTGAAAGGCTTGTAGATGCAAATAATACTTTGTCATCACCTGCAAATCAAACAACAATACAATATGGCTTTTATGTAGACGATAATCTTGACGCATATATTAGCAAACCATTAATATTTTATGGCATAACTCAAAGCTCAAGTACAACACCTATTTCGTTTTTAGATAGTACAAGTCAGCATAGCCAATTAACAACTTATAACATACCGTCAAATTCTCAGTCTTTAAATTCAGCAACAAACAGCAAGAACTTAAATTTCTTTTTAGAGACTAACGAATATACATTAGACACAACGTTTACAGATACTTTATTTAAGGTAAACTATCTTAATTATATACAGGATATATTTAATGAAAAAAGACGGTTAATAAAAATGAAAGCGTGGTTACCATTAAGAATTATTTACAATTTAAAAATGAATGATTTGGTAACTGTTAATAATCAAAAATATAGAATCAATACTATCAAGACAAATCTTATTACTGGTGAGTCTGATATGGAATTATTAAATGAATTATGATTAAGTTAATATTAGATTTATTACGAGAGACTGATGCAATATCAGAAAACATACAAATAGCTAAAGGTAAGTATAAAATGCCAACAACTATTAAAGAGGGTATAAAACAAATTAAAAATGAACACAAATGGCAAAAAAGGTTGTAGTCGATTTTGAGTTAAAGTATAAAGAAGCTGTAGCAAACTTAAACGAGTTTCAAAAAGAATATGCTAAACTTGAAAAACAAACACAAAAAACAAACGAAGGATTAGAGGGCCTTACAGCAAAGGTTGACCAATTAACAGGCGGAGCTATAACTAAGTTTGGTAATTTTAAAAACTCTATAGGTGGTGTAACTAAAGGTTTTAAATCTTTACGAGTAGCAATTATAGCGACTGGTATTGGTGCATTAATAGTTGCCATAACTTCTGTAACTGCTGCATTTAAAGCATCAGAAGAAGGCCAAAATAAATTTACTAAATTCTTTACGCAAATTAAAGTTGTTATAGGTAACGTTACAGATTTATTAGCTGACTTTGGTATGGCTATAATAAATGTATTTAGCGGTAACTTTAAAGAAGCTAAAAAAAATATAGATGCTGTTGTTGACGGTATTAAAAACTTTGGTGAAGAAACAAAAAAAGAAATTAAAGCTGCAGGTGAACTAGCAGACGCAAGAGCTAAGGCCGATAAACAAGAAAGAGAATTATTAGTAGAAAGAGCAGAAGCTAGTAGAAAGGTTGCAGAGCTTAGGGAAAAAGCAGCAGACAAAGAAAACGTAACTGCAGCAGAAAGAATAAAAGCATTAGAAGAAGCTAGTCGTATTGAGCAAGAAATAACTAATAAAGAAATAGAAAATGCAAGATTAAGATTTGAAGCTAAGAAAGCAGAAAACGCATTAAGCAAATCTACTAAAGAAGATTTAGACGAAGAAGCTGCATTACAGGCCGAAGTTATTAGACTAGAAACTGCAAGACTTAAATTACAAAAATCATTAACAGCAGAAATAACTACAGCTAAAAGAGAGCAAACAGCAGAAACTACTAAAGCTGCTAATGAAGAAAAAAAGAAGGAAAAAGAAATTGCAGATTTTAAATTAAAAATAAGAGATGCAGAAGCTACATCAGAAGCAGAAAAAAGAGAATTAGAATTAATTAAAATTGATGAGCAATATGCGGCCTTAATAGAAAAAGCCAAAGAGTTTGGTTTAGCTACAGATGAATTAGAAGATGCTCAACGTGAAGCTAAAAAAGAAAAACAAGCAGAGTTTGATGCACAAGATAAAGAACGCAAAGATAAAATAGCTGCAGAAGATGCTGCTAGAGAGCAAGAAAAAATAGATAAAGAAACAGCATTAGAAGAAAAGCGTAAACAATTAAGGGAAGATAATTTTAATAATGCGGTTAAGTTAGCAGGTGAAGAAACTAAATTAGGTAAAGCATTATTACTTGCTAAACAAATATTATTAGCTAAAGAGTTTATAATGGACGCTAAAGCACAAATAGCAAAAGCTAAAGAAGCAGTTTCTACAGCAACTATAAATGCAGCAGAAGCATCTACTGAAACAACAAGCTCAGTAGCTAAAGCAGCTAATACAGCTCCACCTCCGTTTAATATACCTTTTATATTGACAGCTATAGCAACAGGAGCTTCTGTATTAAGTGCTGTAAAGGCTGCAGTAGGCGCAACTAAAAGCGCAGCAGCAACCGTTGGAGCAAGTGGAGGTTCAGCTTCAATAGAAACAGCACCTATAACTCCTGCGTCATCACCTCCTGCATTTAATGTAGTTGGTCAAGGTGGAGCCAGTCAATTAGCAGCAGCTATTGGCGGACAGCCACCAGTTAGAGCCTTTGTAGTTTCTAATGATGTAACAACAGCACAAGGCTTAGAAAGAAATACTATTGAGGGTGCTACAATAGGATAAACAAAATAAATAAATAAATACGTTATACTAATATGAGAATTGTAGAATTAATTATAGACGAAGCCCAAAAACTAATGGGCATTGAAGCAATATCAATCGTAGAAAATCCTGCAATAGAAGAAGATTTTGTTGCATTAAAAGGTGAGCAAGAAATAAAACTTGCAGAAGTTGACAAAGAAAAAAAGATACTTATAGGGCCATTATTAATTCCTAATAAACCTATATACAGAAAAAATGGTGATGACGAATACTATATATATTTTTCTAAAGAGACTGTAGAAAAAGCATCACAAATGTATCTACAAGCAGGACATCAAAATAACTCTACATTAGAACACCAACATAAATTAAATGGTTTAACACTTGTTGAGTCTTGGTTAGTAGAAGATGAAAAATATGACAAAACAAGAAAATACGGTATGGACGTACCAGTTGGTACTTGGGTCGGTGCTGTCAAAGTTAACAATGACGAAGTCTGGAATGAATATGTAAAGACTGGTAAAGTAAAAGGCTTTAGTATTGAAGGTTATTTTGTTGACAAAATGGAAAGGCCAAAAGAACCTATTATGGAAGATTTAGCAGCAATAGAAGAAGAAGAAGCTGCAGAGTTTTTATCAATGGTTACTGGTATTATCAAAAACGACAAACGTAAAAAAAGCGGTAAAAAATTAGTATTAGAAAGTTATAGTGATTATCCACAAGGCGTAAAGAGTAATGCTAAAAGAGGTATTGAACTAAACAAAAAAGTAAACAATAAATGCGCTACTGACGTAGGTAAAATTAGAGCGCAACAACTAGCCAAAGGTAAACCAATAAGTAAAGAGACAATTAAAAGAATGTACTCATATTTATCAAGAGCAGAAGAATATTATAACGAATCAGACTCTAAAAAATGTGGGACTATTAGTTATCTTTTGTGGGGTGGCAAAGCCGCTTTACGTTGGAGCAAATCTAAACTAAAAGAATTAGGCGAAATAGAATTAGCGTCTATGAAAGTCAATGATGAGTATGCAATAATAGATGACAGACTAGCGTATTCGTCTAAAGAGTTTGCAGAAAAAATTGCAAAAGATTTAGGCTGCGGAGGTTATCACGAACACGAATTTGAAGGCCAAGTTTGGTATATGCCTTGTGAGCAACACTCACTTAAAAAGCCTTGTACTGACGGTTACGAACAATACGGTATGAAAAGAAAAAACGGCAAGTTAGTGCCTAATTGTATACCGCAAAAAAAATAATATGCGAAAAAGAACTAGACGACCAAAGCTAATAAAACCTAGCCAACAAAATATTATACCTGCAAGAACAGGTATTTATGGCGGAACTAGGGCCTGTCTATGTCGAGACAGAGATACATATTCTATTGAATGTTGTGACGGTAGTATTTGGGCGCAAGGAATAGGAGTTATATCAAGGACGCAATAAACTGATTATCAATAAGTTAAAGAGCAAAAAGTAAAAATTAAATTAATTCACGTTATATATATATTATGAAAGCTACAGAAATGTTAAATCAAATCAAAGAGGTTCTTTCTATACAAGTCAATTTAGAAGAACAAAAGTTAGAAAATGGAACTGTTGTTGAAGCAGAATCATTTGTAAAAGGTAAAGAAATATTTATCAAAACTGATGACGAAAAAGTTGCTATGCCAGTAGGTGAATACTTACTAGAGGACGGTAGACTTGTTGTCGTTAAAGAAGAAGGTATTATTGATGACGTTAGAGAGGTATCTGACGAAGTGCCACAAAAAGAAATGGAAGAAGATAAGAAAGACGAAGAAGAAACTGTGGACTTAGAAGATGACGGTAAAGAAGCTGCAGTTTATGATTGGCAAGGTATGGAAAAAAGAATTAAAAACCTTGAAGATGCCATAGCTGATTTAAAATCAAGAATGGGTGAAAAATCTGTAGAAACTAACGAAGAAGAAAAAAAGGAAGAAGAAGATAAAAAAGAAAATTTATCTGCTGCTGCTGCGCCTATTAAACACAGCCCAGAAGCAGAAACTCAAAAGAAACTGTATCAGTTTTCAAAAAATAGAGCAGAAACAACTCTTGACAGAGTATTCAATATGTTAAATAAATAATAAAATAAAATAAATAAAAATGGCATTAAGTATTACATCAACGTATGCAGGGGAATTCGCAGGAAAATATATTTCTGCAGCTCTGTTAAGTGGTTCAACTATTTCACAAGGTGGAATTGAAGTTAGACCAAATGTTAAATATAAGGAAGTTATCCAAAGAGTAGAAGTAGGTTCTGCGATTGTTGACTCAACTTGTGACTTTACAAATGCAGGAGACGTAACTCTTACAGAGCGTATTATACAGCCTGAGGAGTTTCAAATTAACTTACAATTATGTAAGACTCCTTTTGTAGCTAACTGGGACGCTATCTCAATGGGCTATTCAGCATTTGATAATTTACCTCCTTCATTCTCAGACTATTTAATTGGTCACCTATCTGCAGAAGTTGCAGCTAAGACTGAAACAAATATCTGGCAAGGAGTAAACGCAAACGCAGGTGAGTTTGACGGATTTGTTACATTAATGGCGGCTGACGCTAATATTCCTGCAGCTCAAAAAATTACTGCAGCTACAGTAACTTCTTCAAATGTAATAGCTGAATTAGGAAAGGTTGTAGACCAAATTCCTTCGGCATTATACGGAAAAGAAGATGTACATATTTACATTTCACAAAATATTGCTAGAGCTTATGTTAGAGCATTAGGTGGATTTGGTAGCTTCTTAAATGGTGAAAACAATAGCGGTTATGACAGCAAAGGAACAATGTGGTGGAGTAACGGTGCTTTAAGTTTTGACGGTGTTAAGATTTTTGTTGCACACGGTCTTGCTGACAATACAATGGTAGCAGCACAAAAAAGTAACCTTTATTTTGGTACAGGTTTAATGTCTGACTATAACCTAGTTAAATTACTAGATATGGCTGACTTAGACGGTTCGCAAAACGTTAGATTTATTATGAGATATACAGCATCAGTTCAATATGGTATTCCTGAGGACGTAGTTGTTTATTCATAATCAATAATATTAATCATAAAACAAGGTAGGTGGGTATTAGCCTACTTACCTTTTTTTTTAAATAAAAATTATAAATATGGCTTGTCTATTAACAACAGGAAGAAAAGTACCTTGTAAAGCAGCATTTGGCGGAATTAAAGCTGTTTACTTTGCAGATTATGGGACGCTAGGAACGGTAACATATGATGCTGATGACAGTATTTCTGCTTTTGCAGGTTCACCAGTTTGGTTTGAATTTGATGTAAAAGGTAATTCTTCTTTAGAAACTACTATAACAAGTTCGAGAGAAAACGGTACAACGTTTTATACTCAGACTTTAAATTTAACTTTAACATTCTTAGACAACGCAACTAAGAATGAATTACAGCTAATTGCGGTTGCAAGACCATATGTAGCTGTTGAGGATTATTACGGAAACGTTTTATTATGCGGATTAGAAAATGGAATGGAGTGCGTAAGCGGGACTATGGTAACGGGAGCTGCCGCAGGAGACTTATCAGGCTTCACTTTACAAATGCAAGGTCTTGAAGAAAGAGCGCCTTACTTTGTAGATAGCGGAGTTATTACAGGGTCAGCAACACAAATTGACCCAACACCTACAGGAGTACCGCCTGTAAATCCATAAAAATTTTAGGTTTTTTAGTAAAAGAAGCAGCTTTAGGGCTGCTTTTTTTTTGGCCTTTACCGAAGGAAAATAAAAAAATATTAAAAAAAGTTATTAAATTATTTGTTTATAACTTAATTATGTTTATCTTTGAGTGTAATTAAAAACAATACAAATGAATAAAAAAATTAATTTAATCGAAAAAGTCCTTCAATCAGATTACTACAACGGTAATATCGAGGGAGGCTCACTAAAAAACAACTCATTCACTATTTGGACTCAAGGTAATAAATATAGTGACTTAGTTGAAGGCCCTAATCTATTTAGAGAAGTTAAAAAAAGCGACTACACTAGCTTAATTAAAGACGACGGCGCTGTTATCTTAACTTTTAAATTAACTGAGAATGAAGCTATGCACATAAAAAAAGAGATGCTAACGGTTACAACCTTTACAGGTTAGACTGGACTGATGACAGAGACTACAGAACTCAAGCAGAAAAAGACTTCGATAGATTATGTTCTGTTGTAGATTTGTCTGTAGGTAGCGTTAAGCTTTACAAGAGAAATAATTTAAATGATATTGCTAATTATCAAATGAATGAAGCTACTCTATTGTTAGACCAAGCTGCAAACTTAATTAAAGAAGCACACAGAAAATTACTATAACATTATGAAAAAACTACTGAAAAAAATTATACTAAGTGATTTATTTGTAAAGACAGTTGTTTATGTAGGCGCTTTACTATTCATAATATTATTTAGTCTTGACTTTTAATCTATGTATATATGATTAACTTTATACCCACCAACACGGTGGGTTTTTTATTAAATGATAAAATCAAAATAATTATACGTTATATATATAATGATAGTCTTAACTACAACTTCTACAG